AAATTATCAAAATTATAAATTTGCTTGGATTAATAAAATTGGACATCAAATTATCAATAATATTTTTATTGAAATTGGTGGTCAAAAGATTGATACACACACAAATGATTGGTATAATATTTGGATGGATCTTTCATTAAAACCAGAATTAGAAAGATTATATAATAAAATGATTGGAAATATATCATCTTTAAAAAACTATAATTATGATATTAAGGATACTTATACTTTATATATTCCATTAAATTTTTGGTTTAATAAATACATTTCTGGATCATTGCCATTAATATTTCTAAGATATAATGAAGTAAGAATACAATTAGAGCTTCAACAATTAAAAAGTTTATTTTTTACAAATGCTCCAGATACATATGATTTTGATTCAAATATTAAATTACAGGGAGTAAGTTTATTAATAGATTATGTATATTTAGATGTAGATGAAAGAACTAAATTTGCTCAATCAACGCAGGAATTATTAATAGAAACTGTTCAAAATTATGATTATGTTGATAATAATACAGGTTCAATTACAATTGAATCATTTTTTATTAATTCAGTTAAAGAAATATTCTGGATTGCTCAACCTCAGAAGAATATTCAAAATAAATTTCTATCTACATATGATTTAGGTGTTATATATATAATAAATGGTATAAATAATGTTGAAACTGGAACATTACAACAAGAAGTACAAATTATAATTGGATCTCATATATTTTCAGTTGGAGATACTATAAATATATTTAATTCAATGTATTATAATGGGATATATAAAATTATAGCAACAGATTTAAGTTCAATTACAATTAATTCTGTATTTTATTTTTCCGAAAATGATAGTTATATATCATTGGTTTCTTTTTACTCATCTACATCAACAACTACTGATACAAATCCATTTTTATTAACATCTTATACATTTGAACAATTTAATAGAATTCAGGATTATGATAATATATATACAAATTACGTTCAATCATGGCAATCTCATACTAAATCACCATCAAACGGTATTAATTGTTATTCATTCGCATTAAAACCGGAAGAATACCAACCAAGTGGATCAGCTAATTTAAGTGCTTACAAATTTAAATCATTTGTTTTTAAAATGAATGATCAATTTGTAAATTATGTAGCAACAAATAATGATACATTTACAATTAAAACATATGCTCTAGGATATAATATATTAACATTAAAGAATGGAATTGCTTCTTTGGTATTCAATATTTAATAATTACACCAACCAAAAAGAAAAATATTAATTTAGTTTTTATTAATAATAAATCTTCAAATTTATTATCAATATTTATTATTATCATACTGAATCAAATTACTAGGCTATTCAAAAATAAAAAATCTTTTTTTAAAATTAGCTTAAAATCTTTAACTAATCAAATAAATCTTTGGCAAACAAAAATACCAAATATTCAACCACATTATGCCGTAAAATGTAACAATGATTCTAATTTATTATACCATTTATCAGATAATAATGTAAATTTTGATTGTGCCAGTCGTGGAGAAATAAATCAAATATTAGATTTAGGTGTAGAAAATAGTCGTATAATTTATGCGAATCCATATAAGAGTTCAAGTGATATTAAATACGCTATGAAAGAAAAGATACCATTAACAGTTATAGATTCAGTAGAAGAATTAAATAAATTAATAGATTTAAAATCAAAAATAGAAATACTAATTAGAGTAAAAGTAAATGATAAAGATTCAATTATGCCATTTAGTTCAAAATTTGGTAGTGACTTTGAAGAAACTTTAAATATTTTAAAAGTAGCTAAAAATCAAAATGTAAAAATAAATGGTTTCTCATTTCATGTTGGAAGTGGATGTTATAATCCAAATCAATATTATGATGCTATTAAAATGGTTTCAGATATTATGATTAAATCAAAAGAGTTAAAATATAATAAATATTATAATTTTAAAACTATTGACATTGGTGGTGGATTTTCAGGTGATAACGATGATAAATTTAATGATCAAGCTATTAAAATAAATCAAGCAATGAAATTATTACCATCTATAAAATTTATATCAGAACCTGGAAGATTTTATATGACGAAAACTCATACTTTGTATGTACCAATTATAGCAAAAAGAAGAGTTGAAAATAAATTTTTTTATATTGTTGATGAGAGTTTATATTCTTCATTTTCTAATATTTCTTATGATATGGCAGAACCAGAATTTAAAATAATAGAAAAAGTAAAAAGTGTTGATTATAATAAACAATTTAATAGTATAATTTTTGGAAGATCGTGTGATTCACAAGATAAATTAATTGAAATGGAATTACCAGAATTACAAGTAGGAGATTATTTTGAGATTAAAAATATGGGAGCATATACAACTGTTTCTTCTACAAATTTTAATGGTTTTCCTACAACTGAAAAGGTTTATTTATTAAATTAAATAAATAAATAAAATATTATTTTATTTATTTTTATTTAAAAGATCATTATATATTAAGTATATATAAATGCCATCCGGTGTTTTACAATTATTAATTACAGGGGCACAAGATAAAATATTAATATCAAATCCACAAATGAGTTACTTCAAGCAAGTATATATGAAATATAGTAGTTTTTCGATTTTTAATTATGAATTACCAATTACTTCTCAATATGATTTTGGAAGTACTGTAACTCTTGAGATTCCAAAAAATGGTGACTTATTACGAGGTATACAAATTAAAATACAACTACCACAAGTTAGTATTGATTATAATAATCCATTAGATGTTGAAATAAATAATGTAAAAAAGAAATATTCTTACAAGTCTATTAATTTAAATACTTACGATTATAATTTGTTTAATTTAAATACATTTGAAAATATTATTGTTTATCAACAAGGAAATAGTTCAAATATTACAAACTTTGAATTATTTTGGTATGATTCAAATACACAAGTTGAAACCTATAATGTAATAATACCTAAGATTGACTTAAATCAATTTATATCACCATCTGATACAGAATACTTTTTTGAGATAAATCCAGATCAAACTATTTTTAGTAATTCTAATATTACATATAATTTTCCATATATAAATACACCAATTATAGAAACTGATTTTGATACATTTTATAATGATATTATTTTATATTCTAATAGAAATAATCAATTATCATCAACTTTAAATATTGCTGAAAATATATTAAAAAGAAATAATCAAACTACTTTATTAACATCTGATAATATAAAAAATATTTTAATGAAAAATATTAAGAATAATATATTTCAAAATCAAGAATTAGCTGGAATTGATTCTTTAACAAGATACATTGATTCAATTAGATTTATTAGACCAATTACATTATATGATAGTTCTGCTGTTAAAGATATAATACATGGTGGTGATAATGATTTAATAGGATATCCTGAATATTCTGAAACATATTATAATACAATAATTTTAGATCAAATATTAATTCAAGCATCAGTTTCAAATCAATATTTATCAACATTAGATACAAGAATATTATATGTATTTACACCTAATCAAACAGATAATCAAATATATTGTCAAGGAAATGTATATAATTTATATAATATATTGAAGATAGATTATATTGAGACATCAGTATTAGATTCTAATTATAATTCTATTGAGATATTATCTTATAATTTATTAAATTATACTGATTTATTTTCAGAAGATATTTCTTTAATACAATTTAAAATAACACCATTTACAGCTAATTATGATTTTGAATTAAATAGTTTTAGTGATTTATTAAAAATAGATAATATTGAGTTATTATTTAGTGGTGAATATAAAATTACTACAAATATTTTTGCGACTGATGTTAATTTGATTGGTAAGTATTTATATTTTTATTATAATATTACATCATCACAAAATAATATATTACCATTCTGTATATTAAAAATAAATAACTTTTATTATGAACAAAATAAAATTTGTATAATTGCTGTCCCACTTAATTATGGTGGATTAGATTTTACTAAAACTTTAACTTATTTTGTTAATAATCAATATATATTTGAGATAAATCAAGCTAATAATAATGATTTTGATTTAAAAAAAATAAGTATTGCTAATATTGATTTAGACTCTATTAATATATATAATTATTATATTAACCAATCATCAAATATTAATTTTAATTTAAATGGTACAATAGATCTTGAAAATTCCCAAAAAGAATTATTTCAAACAAATTTTAATAAATTTATAGTTCAAAATATATATGATAATTATGCTATTTTAAATAATATTATTTCATCAGCTTTTAAAAATCCTACTGATTATACATCTATTCAAAATCCAACTAATTTATATTATCAAGTAGGAATGATACAAGATGCTAATAATAATTTAAATTTAAGTGGTATTGGAACATCTACATTTACAAATACAAATAATAATGGAGAATTAATTATGATATCTTTTTTAAAATCAATATTAAATGTAAATTTTGATGGGTCAACAATTACAAATAATTATTTTTTAACAAATGTTTATTCAGCAATAAGTAAATACAGTGGAGATTATCAAAATAATTGGAATAGTGTAAATAATAGTATCCAAAATTCCACTTATATGAATAATATGGTAAAAACAATAAATTATCTACAATATAATAATCAATATATTTTATTAGAAATTGATGCGAATATTAATATTTTAACAAATATTGGTAAAGTAGATGTTTTAAATTTAAATGTAGATCAAACTCAAAGTGAATATGTAACTTCAATTTATATAAATAATGATGATATAAAATTGAATAGTTCTAATACTTATAATGTATATTTATATCTAGATACATTTAGTACTAGTAATATTTCAAATGTATTTAATATATTTCCAAATTATCAATTAAATTATAATGGTTCTAAATCTAATATATCTAATATTTATTATGCTGATACTAATTATTCTGCTGATATAGCTGAATATTTACTGGGACAAAATACTACTAATAATAATTTTAATCTTGTTGGAAATTATATATTACAAGATTATTTATTTTCACTTCTTGATTATTATAAAAAAACTTATCAAATATATTTAAATAGTAAAAATTATGTTCTTTCAAATGGAAATGATATTATATCAGTTGTCAATAATAATATATTATATAAATACGTTGTTAGTAATTTTCATCAATTATATATAGATATTCATAATAGAATTTTGTTAATGAATACATACGTACCATTATCAGCAGAAAAATATTTTATAATTTTAACAGATTATCTATATTTAACAGATGTTATTAAAATTAATAATTTTTTATATAATACATCAATTATTACATTTTATAATAAGTACATGATTAATGGATATAATTTTGTAAATACTTATTCAAGTTATTATTTATTATCAATTTTAGGGGGTGGTATTGTATTAAGTATGCCAAATTATGTATATTTTAGTTCATTTATAAATTATACTATTGAGAATGATTCATTTTTTAATAATAATAATGGATCAATTTTAAAGACTTATATATTTTATGTATATGGAAATCAACTTTTAGCTAAATATAATTTAAAAGAATTAAATATAGTATCAATACAAGATGATTCATTTAATTATGAGAGTATTTTGGATTTAATTAATTTATTAAATACATATGGTGTATCTTATAATATATATGATTACTATAATATTGTAACATATTTGAATACAGTAAATGCTGATACTTTTAATAGTAAAAAGTATCAATTTAATATGAATCCACATTTATATTATTCATATTTAAATTTAGGATATATAGAAAACTTGATTTCTATAATAAATAGTTATGGAACGAATAATTTAAATATAAGTAGTTATAGTGATTTTAAATATGCTGATATTGATGTATTAAATAATAGTTTATTAAATTATTATAATGGAGTATCAGTTGTTCCTGATTTTGGAACATTAGTACTTACATCTGGAAATAGTTTTTATTCAAACATTATAACAAATAGTACATTAGTAACAAATATTTTAAATTCAGAAAATGATAGTAATAGTATAATATTAAATGATTTAATTACTTATTCAACATATAGAATAGAATCATCTGGTGTAAATAGTTCATTAATATATACTTGTAATGTTTTTGTACAAGATGTAAAAAAATTATTATCATATTTTAATGATACTTTAGATAACTTACAATTCATTCGATATATTACATTAAATGATACAACAATCTCAACAACTCAATTAGCAACTAATCTAAGTATACCTAATTTTACTAGTTTAGATACACAAGAAATAAATGATTATTCATTAGAATATTTTATAACAAATCAGGTTTATAATTCAGTAAGTACATATAGAACTACATATACATATAATGATGTTTTAATTGGATTTGATACAGATGTAGATAATTATTATAGTTATTTAGTAAATATTAATAATAGTGCGAATATTGGTTCATCATTAAAGACATTTTCAGATGAAGTATCTTTGAAATATTCTAATTCTGATTTATATAACTTAATTAATGAGAAAAATAATTATGGATCAATTACTATATCAAATATATCAGATGTAAATACATATTATACAAATTCAAAAAGTACTTTTCAGAACTATTATAATGATTACAATAATAATAAATACGTATTAGATATACGTGACGATATTCAATTAAATTCATTCAATAGTACAATTAAAAATATAAATTTAACATCTGGACAATATACAGGGTCATTATCGTCAATGAATCAGTTTAAAGTATATGATAGAAAATTATTTGGATATATAGTAGATACAAATTATGATTATATATTTGATGCTTCACCTAGTTTAACACATGTATTTAATACACAAACAAATATTACAAATATTAGTTTTTATAATAATCCAATTTTAGATACAAATGTATATGATCAATATTATAAAACATATCAGTATCAATTAAAAAATCTACAATCATATTTTTTTAATGATGTATATGGATTAACTGATACTGATTTAAATTATATTAAACCATATTATGCTCTAGAAAATACTGATTATTACTATTACAATCAATTATATATATCACAAATTAATAAATTATACAATTATGAGATTCCTGATTATGTAAGTGCTAATATAATTAGTTCTATAAAGCTTGATCATAATTTTAATTTAATGGATTATGATACTAATAGAATTATGAATAATGGTATGTATTATTTAGATACATTGAGAATGTTAGATAATATTGATTCATTTTCAAATTCAAATGTTGAAACAATGGTTAGTTTCTTAACAAATAATGTTATATATGTTAATTATTTATTAAATTGTGAAAATAATACAGAACAATACACATATAAGGCACCATATTCTTTGGTAGATTGGGGAACTGTAGTATTTTTTAGTAATGGATCTGATCAATTAAATATACCTATAATAAATAGATATGTATATAATTATTATAATTTACAAGAATTAGATCAAACTAGTTCATTAACTTTATTCTATTATAGTTTTTTATATTTATTATTTGATTTATATTTATTAGATGGTAATATGCGTATAAAATATTCAGATATCTCTAGTACTTCATCAACATTTTTTAATTCAACTAATTATGCGAGTATATATAGAACATTAGTAATTGAATATTTTTACTTGGTATTAAGAGGAAAGCAATTTATGCAAGAAAATACTTTATCTACTATAAAATTTTCATATATAAATAATTTAATAACAAAATTAAATTATGATAAAGTGACAGAATATTTGATATATAGTATTTTCAATGATTCAGATACAGTTGGAAATGGATATTATGATTTATTTAATGTAATTAACGATTATAAAATACCTCAAATAATATATAATCATAAATATTCAGAAAATTTTACAATTATATATAGTATTAAAGATTCAATTAATGATAAAAATTTTGGTCATTTAATTGATTTAACAAATTACAATAATAAATATGATCAATTTTATGATATTAATCATACAAAATCAGGTATGTCAAATATAATAGTATTACAAAATTCATATTTAGCAAATGTTGGAATAACTGATACATATAAATTTATTGGAAATTTGGTAGTAACAAATGAAGATTATAATTTAATTCAGCAGAGTATTATTGATCCAACTATATTTCAAAAAGTATTTTACATTGATTCAAATATTGGAAATTTAAAAATAGATATGAATGATATTAAATATATTAAACAGAATATTATTGAATATTATCTAAATGAAATTACAAATTCAAATAGTATTATTTCTACAAGTGAATTAGATCCTATTGGAAATATTTTTAATTCAATGATAATTCAAAATTTACAATATAATGGAAATATTATAAATGATATTAATATTGATGTATCTAAAAATATATTTACTATAAACAAATATGATTCAAATATAATTAATTTTAATCCATATGATATTCCATCATTAGATTTATGGTTAGATTCAACTGATATAGGAAATATATTTACAGATTTAAATGCTACAATAAATGTTGAGAATGATGGTGATCCAATTAGTGTTTGGAAAAGTAGAGCTCCAGCAATTGAACAATATGAAGCAAATATAAGTGATTCTCAAACAAATCCAACTTGGAATATTAATGGTGGTGTTTCCTTTAATGGTTCATCATATTTTGATATTAATTATAATTTAAATACTACATCAACTATATTTTTAGTAACTGATACGGCTATTAGTGGAGGATATTATTTGTATTTTGATGGAGGAAATGTATATTCAGAAACTTCTATGCAAGGACCAACATATTGGACTGATGGACCTTATTCTGATTTTATATATGATGATTTTAATTTTAACACAGAGGATATATTATTAGCAAATGGAAAACATGGTAAGAATATATTTTCGGTTGAAAGAATTGATTCTAATTATGATAAGGGATATACTAATAATAATTATGGTTTTACATATAATAATAATAATCAATATACAACTGGAAATATTACGATGTCTGTATTCCCTGGATATCTTGATCCCTTTAAAAGATTAACAGAATCAGTTACTGGAAATATATGTGAAATATTAGTATTTAATGAAGTATTATCAGACTATACAAAATATCAAATAAATTCATACTTAGGATACAAATGGGGAATTAAATCAAAGATATTTACACAACCATTTGGTGATTTATATACTTTTCCATTTGATTATTTTCCAAAATTATATACATATAATGTAGAGACCAATGGTAATATAGATATACAATTAACTACTTTATATGATTCAAATTTTTCTAATATATATGATAATGTTTATTTAGAATATAAAAAAGTATATGATGATATTAATTATGATATTGGAAATAATATTAATATGACAGAAATATCAGAATATGTATATTTTAGTGATTTTATGCGTGATTTACAAACTTTAATTATTAATTATAAATTTGATTATGATTTAAAAATAGATCCTGTTGATTTTAATATAATAAATGGAAATATATATATTAATTCAGATGTATTATTAAATTATAATCAATATAGTAATGCTCTAATCAATTATTTACCAAATATAACAGTTAAAGATACATATAATTTTTTCATGACTCCTTTACAATTTGATACAAATTATATTTCATATACATTAATGAATCATGGAGCTAATATTAATAGTAATGCGAATTTATATTTACAAAAATTACCAGTTGTCATTGATGAGAGTTCTTTTTTAACTTTAAATACAAATGATAGATTATATAATATTAATCAGTTATTAGAAATATTTTATAATGTTTCATTAACTGGAGTATTAAATTATGAAAAATTAAATTTAGGTAATAATTATGTTGGAAATGTAAGTTTACCAAAGATACCATACAGTACATTATATCAAGGTGTCAAATATAGTAATTTTGTTTCACAAATTGGTGGAGATTCAAATGTAATAGTATTAAATTCAGTAATAGATATATCAAATAAAAAGGATAATTTAACGAATGATTTACAAAGATTACTAAATAATACTAATTCAAAAATTAAACAGACTGAATATGAAATAAAAAATTATAATGATGTAAATCAAATGATTGCCAAATTAGAATTAAGACCTAAAACAGCAGTTGTAAGTTGGATAGAAAAATTAGGAATATATATTGCTGATTACTTTGAATTTTATATTGGTGGTCAATTAATAGAGAGAATAGAAGATGATTATATGAATTGTTTAGCACAACTATATGTTACACCTAATATAGTACGTTCTTTTGCTAAAATGATTGGTCAAGATACTAAATTAATATTAAAAAGATCTAAGATAGGAACATATATATTATATATAGATATACCATTTTATTTTAATAATTATAAAAAAATTAGTGGATTATCAGTACCATTAATAGCATTATTATATAATAAATTAAATTTAAAATTTAATATAAAAAAACTAGAGGATTTGTTAATTAATTTACCATATACAAAAATTAAAAAATTATCAAAATTGCGTATGTCATTAATGGTTGATTATATATTATTAGATTCAGACGAAAGGAAAAAATTTGCTGAATCAAAACATGAATATATTATAGAGCAGGTACAGTATTCAAATTATACAGGTTCACAATTATCGGTACAAAATCAAGTAAAATATAACTTTAAGAATCCAACAAAAATGTTAATATGGTTTGCTCAATTAAAGGATAAACAAACAAAACAACAATATTATAATTATACAGCAGATGATTATTACATTAATATTGGTAAATATATAGATTCAGATGAAACTGATAATGTATATTTAGATACAGCAAAACAAACAAATAAATATTTAATTAATTCTTTAATGTCTAGAAATACTGGAAATATTACAACTGATTTTAATGAATTAAATATATTAAAAATGCCATTTGAGAATTATGATCTGTCAGTACAAAGTAGATTAATAGAAGCTGTTCAACCTAAATCAGATCCTTTAATAAGTAAATCAGAATTAAGGGTAAATGGACATAGTAGATTTGTTGCTGATCGTTATGAAACACAATTAGTTAGACCATATACTTATTATAATAATTCAAACTTGAATGGTGTTAATGTTTATAACTTCTGTTTACATCCATTTGATCCACAACCATCTGGAAGCATTAATTTTACATTCTTAAATGATATTAGTATGTATTTAGATTTCAATAGTAATAATATACCAAATCAAGAATTTAGAGTTAAAAGTATGACAGTTTCATATAATTTATTAAGAATTATGAGTGGATATGGGGGATTAGCGTTTGATCTTGTTTAAAAAATTTTTTTAATATTTTCTTCAAAAATATTATAAATTTTTTAATATAAATAAGTATATCTATAGTAGTATATAATGGTCGGAGGAGCATTAATACAAATTGCTGGTTATGGTCTTCAAGATATGTATTTATCATATGAGCCATCAATTACATTTTTTAAAATGGTTTATAAAAGACATACTAATTTTTCGTCAGAGAGTATACCCCAATATTTTCAAAATAAACCAAATTTTGGAGGCAGATATACATGTAATATTGCTAAAAATGGTGATTTAATGGGAACAATATTTTTAGCAATAACATTACCAAATATACCAAAAATAGTTGATACAAATTATATTAATCAAGACACAAGTTTAAAAAATAATGTTGTTACAGCATGGTGTGAAAAAGTTGGCTTTGCTTTAATAAATTCAATAGAATTTGAAATTGGTGGTAAAATTGTTGATAAATTATATGGAGATTGGTTAAATATATGGTATGAATTAACAATTAGGTATGAAGAAAGAGGACTAAATCAAATGGTAGGTAATATACCACAAAATTTAAATTTATTTAATGGACATGGTTCATTTATGTTACATGTACCAATACCATTTTATTTTTGTAAATATCCTGGATTAGCATTACCATTAATAGCATTAAATTATAGTGATATAAAAATAAATGTCGACTTTAATAATCTATTGGATGTGTTGATAGTGGGTCCTACTCATTATATTACAATAAATGAGAATGTAGTTAATTTTAATCCTCAAGAAATTATATCACAAACAGTAAATAATATAACATCTTATGCTAAATTCATACGTTATGATGAATTTTTGAATAGATTATATTATATTAAGGTAAATAAATCAACATCATTTATATCTGGTACATCTATAGTTGGAGTAAAAACAGATTATACAGTAATGCCTAATGGAACTGAAGTTAATTATTTTTCTAAGATATCAAATGTAATAAATTTTGATTCAATTACATTGGGATCTACATTTTTATATGTAGATTATATCTATTTAGATAATCAAGAAAGATTAAAATTTTCAAAATCAGATCATGAATATTTAATTGAGTATGTACAATATGATAATGAGAAGACATTAATTAATAATAATAATAAAATAAAAATTTTATATACTAATCCTACTAAGGCGTTATTTTTTGTAACTCAATTTAATTATATTAAAACATCACAACTAATAAGTCCATTTAATTATACAAATAGTTATGATAAATTTATAGGAACTAATATTATAACTCAGGTTCAATTCTTATTAAATGGTAAAGATCGTATTACACCAAGAGAATCTCAATATTATTCATATGTACAGATTTTTCAGAATTTTAGTTATACACCATTTGAAGGAATAAATGTAT